TTTAAAGGACCCGACTTTAGGTTTGCGTTGCGAATATTTGCTGCACGGCGTGCAAGCTTATAATATTCCCGGGAGAGTTTTGCAATTTTTCGAGTAAGTTTCCTTAGCGCATGGAGCTGTTCTTCTGGTAATACTGTACCAAACTGATGTAGATACCTTGTAAAATTATTTTGAAATTGAACCTGAGTTGCGGCGAGTTCCGCTTGCGCATGAGCCGTACGATTCAGCGCGGCACGTCTCGACTTCAACGTCAGAACCGGTTTACGGCTTCGGCTCGGCGACATCCGTACGTTCGAATGGAACAGTCTCTCCAGACTGTTTGGCATTTGTGTTTGCCGATTTTTTAATTTCAAGGAGTCTTGCCGACACGTAAATGGCCAGATCGAGCGCCTCCTCGAGCGCCTCTTGGACCCAATCATACCCTGAATTCTGCATCAGGCCGTGGCCGTACGCCTTTTTACCTTTTTCCATTCGTTCGGCAATAAGTGCCTTGATCTCGTCGTTACAGTCCAACGGCGCGCCGTTGTCCGATAACACGTTATCGTCCATACGAAATGTTCACTCCTCCTCCTTAGGCGGGGTAAAGTGCTTCAGAGCCACCTTGTGAGCGTGCATCTTGGCAATCTTCTCCGTGACGTTGTACCGCTTGTCCTCCATCGCAGCCTGTAGGATATCCTTGTACACCTGAGTGTCCTCGAGGGCCAGCTTCAGCTCCTCGTTCGTCTCCTTGGTGCGAGCCTTGAGCTCGTTCACCTTCTCAATCAGCATCTTGACATTCTGCGTCATTTGTCTTTCAAGGGTGTGAAATGTTTAAGTCCTTTCCGTGGAAAGGCCGACGGTAACGGAACAAGTCGCTCCGCGACTTGGTACTCAAGCTCAGATACCAGCGCGAGCCAGAGCGCGGTTCACGGCGGCGTAAATGTCTGCAAATGGACGGTTTCCATAGCTATGCAGAAGAGATTGGTAGACGCGAGCGCGCAACACGGCGCGGTTCAGAGCCAGTCCGCGTCTGCTTGCGACGCGGCTATTCGCGTTCGAGTTTATGTTACGAGCTCGTCGTTGAGGACGGGGGTTTGCGGTCCTCGAGGAGTTGGGACTCTTGCGTTTAACACCGCGACCGGTTGGCATTACTAGAGACTGAGATAAAAGTCTGGGACATTGAATCATCATGTACCGTAAACTCACACACGTCGAACACATTCTCGCGAGGCCTGATTCCTATGTGGGGTCTCTCGCTCGTGAAACCACAGAGACGTGGGTCGATTTTCAGAGGGCCACCGTCTCCGTGTCACCCGGACTTGTGAAAATCTTTGACGAAGTGCTCGTCAACGCCATCGACCAACACTCGCTCAATCCGAAAAAGACGACGCGTATCGACGTGACTTTTCAGGGTGACGTGTTTTCCGTAAGAAACAATGGCGACGGTATCCCGAACGGCGTACATACCGAGACGGGTGTACGACTCCCTGAGCTCATCTTCGGCCACTTACTCACCAGCTCAAATTACGACGACACACAGGAACGTACGACTGGTGGACGAAACGGCTACGGCGCCAAGTTGACCAACGTCTACTCGTCCAAGTTTGCAGTCCGGATCCTGCACAAGAATCAAAAGTACGTCCAGAAGTGGTCCAAGAACATGACGGTGTGCGAGCCGCCGGTCATCACACAGCTGGCTGCAAAGGGCGGGTACGTCGACGTCGAGTTCCAGCCCGATTGGTCCCGCTTCGAGGGTGGTTCGTCCCAGCTCCCAGATTTGCTCAAAGTGCTCACGAAACGCGTCTGGGACGCGGCGGCGTGTTGCCCCAAGTGTCACGTGTACCTGAACGGTGAGCGCCTCGAGGTGAAGAGCCTCGAGGACTACGCTCGTATGCACCTCGGTGATGTACCCCTGGCGACGCTCGGACAAGACATTGTCGTCGGTCACTCGACGACCGGATCGTTTCAGCACATTTCGTTCGTCAACGGCATCTCGACGACGCAGGGCGGGACGCACGTCGACCGGTTCGTGAATCAGCTCATACCCAAGTTGGCGACGGGGATTCGACCGGCGCAAATCAAGGCGTCTCTGTTTGTGATGATGCGTTGTACGATTGTGAACCCGACATTTTCGAGTCAGACGAAAACTGAGTGCACCTCGAAAATCACGACAGAGTACGAATTCAAGCCCAAGTTTATCAAGGATGTCCTGGCGTCCGGTGTCGGTGACGAGCTGACGGCGCTCGCCGTATCCAAGACGGAAAAGGAACTCAAAAAGACGGACGGTGCCAAGAAGAACAAGATTACGGGCGTTCCCAAGTTGGATGATGCCAACTGGGCCGGAACAGCCAAGAGTCACGAGTGTACCTTGATTGTCACGGAGGGTGACTCAGCCAAGACGCTCGCGGTCGCGGGGCTGAGCGTAGTAGGCCGCAATGCATACGGCGTCTTCCCGCTCCGGGGGAAACCGAGGAACGTTCGGGATGCTAGCGTAAAACAGCTCACCGAGAATGAAGAGTTTTCGAACCTCAAGAAGATTTTGGGCCTTCAGCATGGAAAGGTCTATACTTCACTCCGAGAACTTCGGTACGGTCGTTTGATGATCATGACGGACGCCGACCTGGACGGGAGCCACATCAAGGGTCTGGTGCTCAACATGATTCACCACTTTTGGCCGAGTCTGCTCGATCTGGGTTTCCTGGTGGCGATGGTGACCCCCGTGATCAAGGCGGGCAAGGACTGGTTCTTCACCGAGGAGGCGTTTCGTGCGAGAGCCGGACGTTCCGGAGAAGCGGTTTCCTCTGGAAACGTCAAGTACTACAAGGGTCTGGGCACATCCACGTCAGCAGAGGCCAAGGAGTACTTCAAGATGATTGACCGTCTGACTGTCAAGTTTACACCGGATGCACGGACCGGTGAGTCGATGACGCTCGCCTTTTCCAAAGCCATGGCCGATGCGCGAAAGGGTTGGCTCACGGAACACATGGCGAACACGCCGCCGGGTGTCGATTACGGGAACGTCAAAGCTCTCACCGTGACTGATTTCGTCCACCAGGACTTGGCCAACTTTTCGGTCGAGGACATTAAGCGTTCGATTCCACACGTCGCCGATGGTCTGAAGCCGAGTCAACGCAAGGTGATTTACGCCTGTCTGAAACGGAACCTGGTCAAGGATGCCAAGGTGGCGCAGTTGAGCGGGTACGTCGCCGAACACACGGCGTACCATCACGGCGAGGCGTCTCTCCAGGGCACAATCATCGGCTTGGCACAGAATTTCGTCGGCTCGAACAACGTCAACCTTCTCGAACCGAGCGGTCAGTTTGGAACGCGTCTGATGGGCGGCAAGGATGCAGCCAGCCCTCGTTACATCTTCACGCGATTGGCTGAAAAGACGCGTCGGATCTTCGACCAGCGTGATGATCCGGTACTCAAGTACGTTTCGGAGGATGGCCAGAATGTCGAACCGACGTACTACTTGCCCATCGTGCCTATGGTGCTCGTGAACGGCGCAGAGGGTATCGGGACCGGATTTTCGTCGTACGTTCCGCCGTACGATCCGAAGGTGGTCACAAAAAACATCCAGCACGTGCTTCGCGGCGAGGCGATGGAGGCGATGAAGCCACACTACAGGGGGTTTACGGGAACCGTCGAAAAGACGGGCGAACACACGTGGACTCTGACGGGGACGTTCGAGCGTCAGGGGTCCCGGATTCACGTGACTGAGCTTCCTCCAGGCAAGTGGATCCAGGATTACAAGGAGTTTCTGGATGGCCTCGAGGTCAAGTACGAGAATCACTCGACGGAAAACAAGGCTGATTTCTTCGTCTGGACCGAGATTGACAACCCCAAGCAGCTCGGCCTCGTAAAAACGATTCACACGAGCAACATGTACCTCATCGGACCGAACGGTGCCGTGAAAAAGTACGAGAGCCCAGAGGAGATTTTGGTCGACTACCTCGAGATGCGTCTGGCGCTGTACAAAACACGCAAGGCTTACCTGGTCAAGGAGCTCAAACGCCAGGTGACTGAGAATACGCTCCGGGCGCGTTTCATCACCGAGGTGGCACACGGTCGCCTCGAGGTTTTCCGACGGGCCCGAGCGGACATTGAGGCGGACATGACGCGACTCGGATTTCCACACGAGCTGCTCGTCTCGGTCAGAACGTACCAGTACACGGCTGAGGAAATCAACAAGGCGCTGACGCTGGTGAAAAACCTCCAGAACGAACTTGCGACGCTCGAGGCGACGACCGTGTCGAACCTGTGGAAACAAGATCTTGAGTCCTTGTAGAGAGGATGGACATTGTCGAACAGACGATTCGTAGTCTGGAACCACCAGGGACGCCGTCGTTTGAAATTGTCATGGTGGCGAGAATAATTCGAACTCGTCTTCCACCAAATCCAACGCGAGACCAGATTGTCACCGCTTATAATGCTTTACAGATTCGTCAGCCGCCCGCCCCGCCCGCACCGCAAGCGCCTCCGCCGCCAGTCGCTCCGCCAGTCGCTCCGCCAGTCGCTCCGCCCGCTGCAACAAGTCTCACGGTGCCTGGGTTTTACGGACCGTCACTGACGTCAAACATTCTGTCAGTCTACTTGACACAGAATGCACCCATCGTACCTGGTATGACAATTACGGGTCTGACTGGGATTCAGCAACGGGTCATCGTTCAGACGTACACATCGAACGTCTACGGTGATGTCGTCATCAATCCGGGTCCGCCAGCCATTTCATTCCCGTACGTGGCGATCGTGACGGCAACCATCGAGGGTACAGGAACCATTCCGGTCGCACCGAGTTCGCTGCTTCAGTTGACATTTGGAGTTGAAAAGGTTGAGACCAAAACGACGGCTCACGGATTTCGCGGTCCGCTCGTCACTGGGAACACGTTCAGCGTGTACGTCGTCGACCAATTCACAGGCCCGATGCCTGACAAGGATTGGAAAGTGACCGGGTTCAGCGACCCGTCGATGCTTCTTGTTGACGTGTCTGGAAACATCACAGTGACGAATTTCGTCTCCGAACCTGGAACGGCAAATGTTTTGACGGACACGACGACAAAGGCCCAAGAGTATCTCTACCGACTGGATGTCACGACGGATCAGCAGCAGGTGATTCCGTTGCCGAGTTCCAATGTGCTCTTGACGTTCACGCGTCCGGGCTCACTCATAGAAAGCAAGTACTATTCTCTGTACGATCCAAAACTCTTCGACGCGAGCTTGATAAAGGGCCAGACAGCGGCTCTGCGCGAACTCAATTCGAACGTATGGACGGATGTTCCTGCGCCTCGCGACGCACTCATCGAAATGTCTGGTCGTGGTTTCGGTACGGGTGCGCTTACAGCGCTCGCAGCCGTCGGCGCCCAGGAAAAGTACATGTACGGTGGCGAATCGCTCTGGATGCCAAAGATCATTCAGCATACGCCATTCGCAATCACGCAGCGTTTCCTCTTGCCTCTCAAATCTGGAAATGAGAAATTCCTCAAGTCGACGCGAACATTTTCGGTCGACATCCACCCACGCGAGGCGGGTGATCTCTTGTCGAACATGTACCTGTCTGTGTCTCTTCCCGCCTTGCCAACGGGGTTTGACTACACGCCATTGGTCGGACGCGCCATCATAAAGAAGGCGGAGTTTCTGATTGACGGTCAGCCCATCGAAACCCTGACGGACGATTGGTACATTCTTCGCGACCAGCTGTTCCTCGACGCGGATGAGAAGCTCGCCATGTACCAAGCGACGAGTCTCGGTCAGAGCGAATCCAACGTCGTTCCTGCGACGGACGTCGTCAAGATGATG